TGCTGTAGCGGGATTGTATTCCATCTACACCTCTTATCAAGAGTCTTTTCCGAAGAAAGAAAGAGACGAGGATGACGAAATTTCCCAAGTTACGATCGCTGATAATGGTGGTTTGAAGATCGTCTCTTCACAAGATCTGAAAGACAGATTGACAAAGCCAGATGAATGGGAGAAGAGAGAAGTTTACGTTCCCACAGCTCCTCCTAGAGTCCGCACAGCCACCGTTGACCAAGTCTTTAACGTCGTCTCGGCAAATACGGTGATGATTAAAGTTCCGTTGGGGAATATTAGGGGTATCATGGTTTATGCCAACACGGCCTTAGTCCCTATCCATTCGGCAGAACTTGTGGAAAACCAGTGTGTTCAGATTCATCGCAAAGGATGCCAAGGTTCCGTGCCGGCACACGTTGTTCACATTCGCAGGATTAAGACTGATGCTGAGACCGACATGTGCGTTGTTGTGTTCAACGTGAGGCTGCCGATAAGATCAATCATTGACTTCTTCGACCACTCTTTCACCCCCGATACGAAGTCTGAAATTGGGGGATGTACTTTGTTCACTTCGAAGCCTCAAGTGACTATCCCGACGATAAAGACCGTTGCTACTACACGCAGATCTTTCGTCGGATTGTCAGCTCCTATACAATTTCCCACGGTGGACGGAGACTGCGGTTTACCATTGATTCGAAATTCATCTCCGTGTGTGGTAGTCGGTTTACATGTGGCGATTAAATCCCAATCTTTCTCGCATTGTGTTCTCATATCGAAAGCTGTTATTATTGAAGCTTTTTGTGATGTGTTAATTGATCAAGGAGAGAAGATAGTTACTCTTCATAACAATGTGTTGTTTGATAACACTATTTCCACCATGAAGAAACCCGGTGTGGAAGAACCTGGTCCCAGGGTGGCTACTCGATGGTTGAGATCCAAGGAAGATGATCAAGCTCCTTTTTCCATCACTCCTTATGGATTCACTAATGAAAGAATTCAATCCAAGTCTGAGGTGGCAGTGACAATTTTGTCCCCGCATTTGGATGATGTTGGATTAACGCGTCTGCACGGAGCTCCCCCACTTAACACGAACAGAGCGGCGTCGAAATTCCTTCAATTGGCAGCCCGTAATGGTAGACCGCGGCCCCCTGCGCTCCAGCGGGCAGTAGTCAATCATTACTCCGACAAGATCGCAAGCCTGTTCAACAAACATTCAATCAAGC